CACATCCAGCAACCTTACCACCTTTACCGTAGTATTTTGCTACATTACCGCCCATTGCATATTGTTGTGCAGGATCTTCTTTTCTTTTCTTAAAAGGATTACCTGTTGCTGGTTTAGCTTCTTTAGAATCTTTTTTTATTTGTCCAGACTCAGCCTTTTTTAAATCTTTACCTGACATTGAATAAGCCATGTTATCTCCTATATAAAAAGAAAGGGGAAGCCATAAAGACCTCCCCTAACAATTAGCCTAGTTAAGACCGTAGATAGCACCACAACCAAGTGGGTTGCGTACTTCCAAGGTGCACTCTTCAACCATCATTCCTTTGGTTGAGTCACCCTGCTGGCCTACATCTACTTCCTGCATAGGACGTAGGTAAGCTGTAGCAAACCACATTGGGTCATAGACCAATGCTGCAAAGTCAGCAACGTCAGGAATACCTGCGCCTGAGAATGCAGTACCGTTATCACCCTTAAGTGCAACAGCGTTTGACAGACCCATGATGTAGTTAGGAACTACCATAAGATCGCCAAAGTCTGACATGTACACATCAACTGACTGACGAAGTTTTCCACCAGCATCAATGTTACGAACAACACCAGTATCTGAGACCATTAGGTCTGAGAAGTCACGGCGTAGTTTTGGTGACAACATAACTTTAGTTGCCTTACCACCTTGCTCATAGATTTTCTGCATAACAGCATCAATGTCTGTCAGTGCAAGAGTTCCACGTGCAGGAGCAGTAGTGCCACCATTAATTGATCCACGTACAGTATCTGTACCTTGTGCATCAGTACCAGCGTTAGAAGTAGAAGCTGAAGGGGCTTCAAACTCACCTACATAGTTACATGTAGTTGCTGAGTTAATGAAAGACTGATATCCACCAGCTGAACGTGAGTTAGCGTTCTGTACACCTACAGCGTTAGCTGTGTTGTATGAATGAATCATATCAAATTCAACATCACGGCGTAGCTCAGTTCCACGCTTCTTAAGCTGATATGCATATTCGTCTGCAACACCTGCTTGATCAACTGCGCGGCGTGTGCCTGACACAGCAATTGTCTTACCGTTGATTTGAGTATAGTTACCCAAACGAGTACGGTTAGGTCCAGAGATAGCAAACTTAGCACCTGTTGCTGGAGTTGCACCAGTACCACCAGAGCCTGTTGCATCAGGAGCAATCCAGTCAGTACCCTCACCAATCCGTGAGTTGCCTGGGGCTTCTAGTTGATCTGTCTGCCATTCGTGGTAAATAGCTGTTGCTTTAGCTTTACCAATAGACGATGTGAAAGGGGTTTCATCACGAGTAATCATCGTGATAAAGTTTGCTAGATCTTCCCGTTGGGAAACATCTTTGCCAGTTCCACGGGCTGGTCCTTGTGGACCTCCAGCACCGCGAACACCAAGATTATTAGCCATATTAAATATACCTCCAAGGTATTAAAGATTTAAAGATTGGTTGGCAAGACCTCTCAAAAACTCCATTTGATCTTCATTAGAAGAGTCAGGACTCATCGCTCTAGCTTTAACTTCAGCCGCCTTGTCTTGTTTTTTGCGGGTTGTAGTTTTAGCTTTCTTAAGCGGAGCCTTTTTAGATGGAGTAGCTTTTCTTTTAGCAGTACCTTTAGTAATACCTTGTTTAAGTCTACGATAATCATCGACAAACTTTACAATAACAGGATCAGCAATTGAGTCTAGTACTTCTGTAGAAATACCTTCTTCAATAGCAAATTCACGAATTGCTACAGCAGTCTCTTCGTTAAAGTCAGGAATCATGTCAGGAATGGTTTGATTAAAATATTGAATTTGTTCATTCCATTCTTTTTCATTTTGTTCCTGTTCAGACTTTTGAAGAGTGGTTACTAGTTCTTCACGTTGATTACGTGCATTCCAGTAACTCTTTTGTGCTTGTTCTCGTTTATCTTTTAATTCGCCAACTTCATATGTATCACCATCTTTACGAGCTTTATCAATTTGAGCTTCGATATCATGGTACTCTTTAGAAAGAGCTTGTTCATTTGAGTACAGTATAGCAGCAGATGCTTTAGATAGGTTTTGGATTTCTCCAACCTTTTCTTGATATTCTTCCTCTAACTGCTTTCTTGCATCACCAAGTTCACGACCCTTTTTAGACAGATGTTGTTCAGTAGAGTAACCTTTAATAAGGTCACCAAAAGAAACTTCGGTATGTTCGCCATCTATTTTGACTACAACTTTAGCTTCTAGATCCAAGTCATCTGTAGCAAACACATCAGGTTCATCGGTAGCGGATTCTTCATCAGCATCTTCTTCGTCTGTGTCTTCTTCAGTTTCTTCTTCAATCTCTTCTTCATCATCTTCATTATCGGATTCTTCTGATTCTTCTGGGTCTTCTTCATCAGAGTCTTCCGCGTCTAACTCAGGTACTTGCTCATTGGGTAGAGTATTTACGAAATCAGAGTTTCGTACAATGTCAGCCAGCAAAGCCTCTTCAGTTTGACTATTAACCTCTGCAGTAGGTTCATCCATTTGGGTAGAGTCTACAGGCGCTTCGGTATTACTTTCCATTTGCTATCTCCTTTTTAGGACTAGCCTTTTCAGAATTTTTTATTTTAGTATAATGATCAATAAGTGAATGCATGTGTACAAGTTTATCAGAATTAAGTTTTGCTTTACCTGCGCTACGCATAGAGTCATACTCTAATGTATTAATCATTTCTTTGTAATTCGTTATAAGAGCATCGATATCAATCGTTCTCATTGTTGTCCTCCTGTAGGTGCGGAATGTTTTTTCCGTACATCTCAAAGTTCATCATTTTCTCCTTAACACTTCCTAGTGCCATAGCAGAACTGTAGAGAAACTCACGAGATTTAGTTTCATGCGGCTCCGTCTTGAGCCACTCAAGGAAAAAGTCAATTAAGACTTCACCATATACTTCATCAAAAAACTCATCCCGTTCCCTAGATGCAAAGTGCCCTTTAACATGGGATTGCCTTGCTAGTTCTTCGGGATGAATTTTATGATTTCCGTATGACTTTTCGTTTCCCAGCTTCTTCTCAGCTGTCTTACGATACTTTTCCATTATCTATACACGGTGATGGATATAGATACGCTCATCAGTTTGAGCAGCTGTACCGTGTGCTGTTTTAATATTCTCCATTACACAAGCACCGTGTCCACCAACATGTGTGTAATTAAGAAATTCTTTTGCTGGAACCTTAATGCCTTTATCAGATGCATTAATTGAGCCAGCGCATTTAAGGTCTAGTGTAATTACAGAATCTGTTTCATTTGTAAATACAACTGTTTTATTACCTGAAGTACTCGTTACTGCAGTTCCTGCCTGAGTAGCTCCTACACCAAGTTTACTAATAGTCGAATGTGCCATTTATATCATCTCCTGAGGTCCCTGTGGTCCCATCTGTGGTTGTGGCTGTTGTTGAGGTGGGCTTAGGATTTGCCTAGCTAACATAATAATCTGGTCATACCCAGGATGTTCTGGTAACTCTGCACCCTCTTTAGTTGCTCTAATTTGAAGATCTGCCCATTCTTGAAAATGTTTATCAATAGATACTGCAAGCTGTTTAGAATTATCATCCATAGTGTTTTTAGTTTGAGCACCAGTGTAAACAACATTTGCTTCTGATAATGCAGCTTCAGCTTCAATCTTACGTTGTTGTAAAGCTTGTTCTGCTTGAGCTTTTTGCTGTTGACCTTGAATAGCCTGAGCAGCTTTTTGTTTAAAGTCATCTGTATTGTAATCTTGTAAGAAGTCGTTACTGTCTATATCCATTGCTTCAATTAGTTTAGTAGCAAGGATAGCTGGAGCTTCTGGTTTTACAATCATACCTGCACCTTGTTGTGCTAATGCAGGAAGAATCTCTCCAGCAATACGACTATACTTTCCTATTAACGCAGAGTTAGAGTTTTCACCAATATCTAATAAAACCTCTAAGTCCATAGTTGAAGGTAGGTTTTGCATATTAATAGACTTAAATGCACCTGCAATATTATAATCCATATTACCTTTCATATTACTACGCATTGTAGAATATATACCAGACAAAAGACGTTTAAACCCTGTCTCAGCAAACCTACGAGCAATATGTTGAATACGTTTTTGTGCAGCAGACTGAACTGCCGATAGCTTTTGCTCAGAGTTACCTGACACATATAGTGTATCATTAAGACCTTGAGCAGCTTTAGACATACCAGTAGCTTGCTCTTTAATCATTTGCAAATGCTCAAGCAATGGTACAGTACCTGTTGAGATTGTCTCAGGGGGTAACTGTTGAACAGCACCTACAGGACTACCATTAGTTGGTATGATTTGTTTAGGCTTCATATTCTGCAATGCAGAGAAGTCTACCACATTAGGATCAGCCAGCTTAGGCGAATAGTTAGTGAGGTATGTGTTCTCTACAAAGCCACGTAGGATGGCGGTCGATGCCAGTGTAGAACTACGTGTAAAGTCTGCCATTGATAAACCATAAAATTCAAATGGAATATCGATAGGGACAATAGAAGCCATTGGGACTTCATCACAATCTTCTTCATATAAGATGTGAGACCCTGCTATAATAAAATGTTTTAGTTCTGCAATACCATCACCATCACGATCAACATGCATCCAGCATTCTGTAACAGCCACTTCACGATTAGCTTCTAGTGGTGTGGTTTCTTGCTGTAAGGATCCTTGAGTATACTCTTGTCCTGTAACTTGTTTACGTGCTGCAATATCTTGAGAGTATTTTAAACTACCTGACCATGTATCATCACCAAGTTCATCCCAAGCGTCAATACTGTCAGCCATTTCAGGATAGTATTTACGAATCTCTGAACGTGTCATTTCTGTCTGCATACCAACAAACGCTGCATCAGTTATGCAAGTGGCATCCCTTGATATACGAAAGTTTTCTGGTGGAACCAGTTCTACTTTAACACGAGATTTATTAATACGTTTACGAATACGAACATCAACATACATAAGTTCTGCTTCAGGTTGTTCATTAAATGTATCCATTGGCTCAAATACATTTTCAAATTCTAAGTTACCAACTATCTCAACATCATCTTCTGATAACAACTTATCAAGATTTGGTTGACTAATCTTTTCATATTCTTCAAATACGTAATCGTAGTCTTCAATGTAACCCCAACGGCACACAGCATTCTTCCATAGTAATGCTGCTTTCATCCATTGTTGAATAAGTTCCCATCCGTTATTCTTTTTAAACAAACAATAGTTAGTTATGTCAGAAGCATCCTTAGCAGCTTGAATTGCTGCAGGGGAGCTATCCCAAGGCATAAACCTTGCTAGTCTTTTATTTGTAAGAAACAAATCAGATAAGACAGCTGTATAAGCTTCAACTACTTCTGTTGTAGATGTGTCCACAATTGTGCTAACACCCTGAGGTGATAAGTGGTAGTCAGCCACTCCAGCATATTCGTAAGTAGCCTTTAATCTTTCTCGTGCTAGTTCAGATGAGTTTAACCAATCACCAGTAGAGTTCTGTACACCAGATTCTACCATACTGATTAGTTGCTCATCACTAACAACCTCTTTGTATCCTTCGGGTCCCATTACCTTTTCCCTCCAGTGCCTGAGTATATAGGCTTAGCTTTTTCTAAAGCCTTTAAATCATAAGAACCAGCCTTAGGTAATGTGGCTTGAGGTTTCTTAGCATCTTTTTGTTTATGTGTTTCTTGTACAAATCTAGACATTTACCACTCCTGGGTTTACGCTCTATGTCGTTTTACTTTGCTTGCAACCTTTTTAGGTTGTTTACTAAATTGTTTTCCTGCCTTTGTAGCTTTTCTCTTAGCCCTAGTGGTAGCAGCGTGTTCTGCTGATGAGAGACTAGCCACAGCTGAAGCTGGCATGTAACGCTCTCCAGTAGCCAACGGGCCTTGTGTAGAAGGTTTACCACTTTTGGTTCGCCACTTCTGAGAAGTCCATTTGCTTAGGCTCTTTTGTGACGGTTTCTTTGGCATTAGTCTCTATAGCCTCCACCATTCGCTTTATACTGTTTAGCAAGCATCTGCGCCTTTCGTGCCGACCATTGGCCCGAACGACCTCCTTTACTACCCGCTTTAATTCTATTAAACAAGTTTTTACGCATTGTCGGTTTTGTGTAGTTACCTGCCGCATTTACAGCCATCCTTAGCCTCCATAATGTATATATCAAGCATCTCTAGTTTTTCATGCCACTTAGCCATACTGCTTAATTCAGTTTCAATAGCATCAATAATATCACTATGCTCACCAATCCCAACAGGGTTGTCTAAATAAACTTCAACATTTGCCACGTGCTTAGCCACATGACCCTCTGCATGTTTACGAACTGCTTCTAACAATTTGTCCTCCATAATTACCACTTAACCTTATTAGCCCAGTACGCTGCGCTTAGGGGTCCACGAGCAATGTTTTTTCCATGACGAGCTTTAAATGATTTACGTTTCATTTTCATACGCCTAGATTCACCTGCTTTAGGTTTACCTGCAGTGCTGGCTCCTTTCTCTCCAAACCGTATTAGTTTTCCTTTAGGAGGGTTGCCATTTTTTCTCGCAAGGACTGCGTGGGACTTTTTGGGGTGGCCTGGAGTTCTTTTTGGTTTGTTAAACCCTGCAAAGGTTTCTCCACCTTTTTCGATTGACATGGTTCTTCTCCTCCTAAATATACAATAGGGCTTTTATAATTATTTCTTTTCCACTTTGGGGGTGTCATTATACTTACCAATACCTGCTGCAGTTATCTGTCCTATAGTTCTACCACAGCCAACACAATATTTACCCATAGCATCTAATCTACATACACCAATACATGAGCTTTTCATTATGCTGCCTTACCTGTTTGAGCATCAACACCCATCCACTTAGACCATTCTGCATAATAATGACGCATTCCCACTTCATCATGGATAGTAGAGTTTTCATGTCTACCATGCAAGATATTGCGGGACTCTGCTCCTGGACGCATAGTCACACCTTGACCAGACACACCAATTAAATCCTCATGTAGGTTTCTACCAAATGGACCCCATATACTATTGTGATGATTAATTCTTGTTTGCCTATCTTTAGCAGAATCACTTTTTAAACCATAACCACGGAACTCAATAAGTACCTTGTTAGGTCCAAGAGGGGTTACTGTATCTGAACGATATGCGCTACCGCGAAGATTGAAGTTGTATCCTGGGAAAAGGTCAACCATGTACCACTGGTTTGGTGGTAGATTGGGGAATGATAACTCACCTCTATCTTCAAACCCGTCATACTCTTCATAGTTTACTGTAAAGCTACTAACGTTAACGTGACCATTGTCAAACGGGATATTCTTACGAGCAAAGTATTCATCATTAAATCCTGACACACGATTAAAATAGTGCATGAAGTCATGGTAAAATTCGCTATTGGTATCATGCCACAGCTTGTAGTTAGTGTCGATGACTGCCTTGTGATAATGGAACACTTCTAATGGTTCTGTATCTATAGCGTCTATAATACAATCAAATGATCCATTAAGCCATTCCTTTAAAGATTGATCTGGATTATCATTAAGTGTAGTCCAAACCATACCACCATAGCCCACTTCACTATGTAGCTTATCACCAACTACTTCGGATACTGGTCCTGATACACCACGAAGACCTGTGTTTTTGTATACGTTAATACCATGTTTATTTTTTAT